AGACTCAGGTAACATACAATTTTATAATCCATCACCTACAGTAGAAGCAATGATGATACACCAACCCTATCATTGTTCCACCCATCTTCACATACCTACAGAGAAAGACATCCTGATCTGGCCAGGGTTCTTGGACCACGAGGTAACATATAACTATTCAGATGAAGAAAGATGGAGCGTTTCGTTTATGTTATCTTTAACTCACCTAGATAGATTAGAAAGATTTCCATCTATGTTAGTCTATGATTGAAAGATTTACCGATAACAGCGAGTGGTTGGATAAACTAATCAACGATCTGGAAAAGAAAGATGAGTACAAGAGTCCCGAATTGGCAGCATCACTCGAAGAAGGAGACGAAGAGACATCTAAAACCTCAGAAACTAAGAGCAGCAAGAAAAAGATGTAGACAATTAATAAACCGTCTACTAAGTGTTTCCAAACAGTCAGGGAACGTTTAATATAGGTGTAACGAAACAAATTCAAATGACTGTTAACACTGGAGTAAAAGGCACACTTGCAAAACTACTTGCAACAGAAGACCTTGTTGTTGAGCACAAGACCTGTGAAACTGCATCTTTCGATGTTGCTCGCAGAGTCCTTACATTACCTAACTGGGAAAAAGCAACTGAAGAAGTATATGATCTTCTAGTAGCACACGAAGTAGGACACGCATTGTTCACACCTAATAGACAATGGGATGATTTACCTTGCCCTAAGTCAATCATCAACGTAACAGAAGATGCACGTATTGAGAAGTTGATGAAGAGAAAGTATGGTGGTCTTCCAAAAACATTTTATAGAGGATACAGAGAACTAGATGCTATGGATTTCTTTATGATTCCTGATGATCAAGATGAGATCAATCTAGTTGACAAGATCAATCTTCACTTCAAGTCAGGTGCATTTACTCCTATCGAATTTGCTCCAGAGCACGAGTATCTTGTAGACCTTGTAGGTGAAACAGAAACATTTGAAGATGCAATAGAAGCAGCAGTAGAAATATACAAAGTAATGCAAGAGATTGAAAAGCAAAAAGAACTAGAAAAACTTGCTGAAACAGAAGAAGGAGAAGAAGAAGGTGGTGGTAGTGGAAATCTAGGTGAAGGTGAGCAAACACCAGACCTAGAGATCATTGATCCAAATCAACCTTGGGATCAAGGACAGCAGATGCAACAAAAAGGAGTGCAAGAAGGTAAAGCATCAGGTGGTAATTCTGGTGGTGTAGACTACGATCCATTCCAATCACAAACTGATGAAGCGTTTACTCAAGGAACTAAAGATCTAACAGAAGAATCACATTACGGTCGTGATACAGTATATGTTGAACTACCAAAGAAACTAAATCCTGATCACTTTACAGTTGGTGCAGACTATCTTCTAAAGATAAACAGAGAGCATTACAGTTCTGAGAATGAATTAAAAGAAGAAGGTAAGCAAGCATCCTATGATCAAACTGTTAATGAGTACAACACCTTCTACAAGAAATCACAGAAAGAAGTAAACTATCTTGTAAAAGAGTTTGAGTGTAAGAAAGCAGCATCATCATATGCTCGTGCTAGAACCTCTCGTACAGGTGTTCTTGATACATCTAAACTACACACATACAAGTTTACTGATGACATCTTCAAGAAAGTTACTGTTCTTCCAGAAGGTAAGAATCACGGTATGATCTTCTTATTAGATTGGTCAGGTTCTATGTCTAATAACATCAGAGAAACTGTAGAGCAGGTTATCCAACTATGTTGGTTCTGTAAAAAAATCAACATCCCATTTGATGTTTACGCATTTACTAATGATGGATATGCTGCATCTTATAGAATGGATGTCAATGGTATCAAGAACGACCCAGATCATTATGGATATAAAAGTCTACACGAACCTGTTGTAGGTGAGTTTGCTCTTGAGAATGGTTTTACATTACTCAATGTAGTATCTTCAAAACAGAAAAAGAGAAACTTTGAAGATGCACTTAAGTACCTTTTCATTAATGCTACTGCTAACAACTACAGAAGTTACTACAGTTTCAAAAATGGTTTTGCTGTAAGTTATCAAATGGCACCAGGATTCGGTTTATCAGGTACACCTTTGAATGAAGCACTTGTATTGATGAAACCTGTTGTAAAACAATTTTCCAGAAACTTAGACAAAGTTACACTATGTGTTCTTACTGATGGCGAAGGTCAAAATTCTGCTTACTACAGCGGTGAGCATACTTATAATAATCGTCCATACGCAAACTCTATGGGTTACAACTGTTCTCTTAGAGATCGTAAACTAGGACGTACTTATGAGAAGTTTGATGGGTCTGATAAAACTACAAATATTCTCCTTGAGAACTTACGTGAGACATATCCTACTCTCAATATTATTGGGTTCCGTTTACTTGGTTCACGTGATGGATATAGTTTCTTCTCCAGAACATTTGAGTATGATCAGGAACCAATGGAGAAAGCACAGAAAGCATACAGAAAGGATAAGTATGTTGCTATCACACATACTGGATACCACAAACTATTCGTTATGCCATCTAACAATCAATCAGATACAGAAGAACTATGGGATGACATCAAGGAAGGTTCTTCACGTGCAGAGATTACTAGGACATTCAAAAAGATGTTCAAGAACAAAAAGTCTAATAAGAAAATGCACAACTCATTCATAGAGACAGTTGCATAACCAATTATATTAGTGTCACACAACCCCCTTGAAAGGGGGTTTTTTATTGCTATTGTATATACATAGACACAAGACAACTAATGCCTTTTACAACTGCAATTCCTGTGACCACACCTGATATAGTCACATACTTAACAACAAACTTCGGCAATGAAGTATCTGTCAAAGAACTACTATCTGCTGCTGATGAGTTCCGTTGTTCACTAGCAACAATCAAGAAACGTCTTAAGACTTACAAAGTTGCTATTGGTAAGTGGAACCTATCTGTTAAAGAACTAGAGCAAACATTCAAAGCACCTGCTGCTACACCTGCTGTTCAGCAAGTACAATCTGTTCCTCGTTCAGAGCAAATACTTGTTCCAGAAATTGACCCTAACTATGTTCCTTTTGGTAACTTCACTGCTCTTAAAAAGATTATCAGTTCAAACGTTTTCTATCCTACATTCATCTCTGGTCTATCTGGTAACGGTAAGACATTCGGTGTAGAACAAGCGTGTGCTCAACTCAAGAAAGACTTTGTAAGAGTCAACATCACAGTTGAGACAGATGAAGATGATCTTATCGGTGGTTTCCGTTTAGTCAATGGAGATACTGTATGGCACAATGGTCCAGTTATCGAAGCACTTGAAAGAGGTGCTATCCTTCTCCTTGATGAGATTGACCTAGCATCAAACAAAATTCTTTGCTTACAATCTGTACTAGAAGGTAAAGGTGTATTCCTTAAGAAACTAGGTAGGTATGTAAAACCTGCTAATGGATTCAATGTATTTGCAACTGCTAATACCAAAGGTAAAGGTTCTGACGATGGTAGATTCATCGGCACCAATGTTCTTAATGAAGCATTCCTTGAGAGATTTGCTATCACACTAGAGCAAGAGTATCCAACAGTTACTGTTGAGAATAAGATTCTTACTAAGATCGCTACTGATCTAAAGATCAATGACAAAGACTTTGTATCTCGTCTATGTGATTGGGCACAGGTCATCCGTAAGACATTCAACGATGGAGGTATTGATGAAGTAATCTCTACTCGTAGACTTGTACACATTATGCGTGCATACTCAATCTTCAACAAGAAAGAAGATGCAATCAAGTACAGCATCAACAGATTCGATGATGAGACTAAGCAAGCATTCTTAGAACTCTATGATAAGATAGATGTTGACTTCCAAAAGGAAGACTGATATACTAGGGGGGTATAAACCCCCTTTTATAATGTTCAAGTATGAAGAGGACAAACTCCTCAAAGAAATTTACAAGTACATTGAAAAGACCTATGAAGGTCACTACTCAAATGGACAAGTACAAACTCTTGACATTATAGAATCGGTCGGTGATGCTGAAGCATTCTGTAGAAGTAATATTTTAAAGTATGCTTCTCGTTACGACCGCAAGGGAACAGCAAGGAAGGACATTGTTAAAATCGTTCACTATGCTATACTCTTATTACATTTCTCTGATAAGTCCGACAACAATGACCCAAGTTAAATTAACTAAATCCACATTCAACACACTTAAAAATTTTGCGACGATCAACAAATCTATTGTTATCAATCCTGGTTCTAAAATCCGTACGATCAGTGTTAACAAAAACATATTTGCTTCTGCTGAAGTCGAAGAAGTCTTTCCTACACAAGTCCCCATTTATGACCTCGGTGTATTTCTCTCTGGTCTCTCGATGTTTGAGAACCCTATCTTTGATTTCAGTTCAGACAGTAAGGTTATCATCAAAGATGAATCGGGTGCAGAATCAAACTTCTTCTACAGCGACCCAGAACTCGTAGTACAACCTCCTAAAGATGGAGTTAAACTACCTGACACTAAGACAGTTAAGTTTACTCTTAAACCTAATGTGTTAGATAATCTTCTACGTGCAGCATCAGTTTATGCAGTTCAAGATTTATGTTTATATTCCAAGAATGGTTCTCTTGTATTAACTGTATGTGATAAAAAGAATGAGACATCTAACAGTTATGAAGTGCCAGTAGGAACAACAACTGAAGATGATCTTTGCTATTGTTTTAAAGTAGAGAATCTTAGGTTGCAACCCGAAGAATATGATGTTACAATCTATGATAATAGATGTGCACTATTCGATGCAGTAAATCGTGACCTGCAATACTTTATCGCTCTTGAACCACAATGAAACTTAAGAAACACGACACTCCAAAACCAACAGAAAATCCAGAACAACTGTTGGCAAGATTCGACAAACGTATCAAACAACTCACTGCTAGAAAAGATGAGTTGCAAGGGTGGTATGATGAGTATGTAAAACTCGAACAAGATCTTACTAGACTTCAAGGATCAGTTGATGCAGTTACTTACATAGCAACTGGTAAACTTCCTGGAGACGGAAACCACGGTGGTATGAAAGATCACAAACCTGTAAAGCACGGTAAACTAGACGCACTCGACTAGATGAAAGAATTTGATTATGGACTCGATTATAAGTCTCTTGACTTTACAGACGAGAAAACTCGTGAACTTTATCGTATTGGAAGGGGAGAGCAAGGAGTTCTACTGGTTCGCCCTTATACTAACGACATATGTGCTCATTGGAGATTCAAAACTCCTGATGAAGCAGTAACATCATCCAATAAAATTTACTCGATGTATCTCGATTACAGAGATGAAGAGGATTTTATTGGTATGGATATGTGTCGTAAATTTTTAGAGATGGGATTTACTAGGTCAAGACGTTATGCTAATCATAAAGATGGCAACAAATATGATGAGAATAAAAATGTCAAACCCCAAGAACCAGATCATCTGACTAATAAGTATGCTAAGTCGGCACAAATATTTAAAAAGATTAGAGATATTGTTGCTAAATGTGACACCTATGTTAGGATGAGAAAAGAATGGAGATCTAAAGAATGAATATTTTTGTCACAGATGCTGACCCTGTAAAGTCAGCACAAGTATTACCTGACAAACACATTGTCAAGATGCCACTAGAAACTTGTCAAATGCTTTCTATTGTTGCATCAGAAAAGTGGGGTCACGGTTTCGGTGTTCTACCCAAGTTAGATGGTGCTCCATACAAAACAGACAAAGGTGCATTTCGTAATCATCCTTGTACAGTATGGGCACAGACATACTTTCGTTGGTTAATAGAACACGGACTTGCCTTATGTGCAGAGTACACTCATCGTTATGGTAAGACACACAGTTGTCAATACACTATCGAGTGTGCTGATATTATATTTCCTGATAGTCCTGCACCTACAAATTTTGTAAGAGCAATGTATGATGAGTTCAAGTACGATAATACTATCGACACTTTTACAGCATACAAAAGATACATTGCATCTAAACCTTGGGTGTGCGATAATTATCTTCGTAGACCAGAACGCAAACCTTCTTGGATTTCATAATGAGTAATTTTTTATGGGTTGAAAAATACAGACCCAAAACTATTGATGAGTGTATTCTTCCAGAAAATATAAAAGATGTTTTAAATAAGTTTGTAGAGAAAGGAGAACTACCTAATCTATTACTATCAGGTCCTCCTGGGATTGGAAAGACCACTGTTGCTAAAGCAATGTGTGAACAGATTGGTGCAGACTATTATGTAATCAATGGATCTGATGAAGGTAGATTCTTAGACACTGTTAGAAACAATGCAAAGAATTTTGCATCTACTATGTCTCTAGCATCTTCTGCAAAACATAAAGTAATTATTATTGATGAAGCAGATAATACTACTCACGATGTTCAACTTTTACTTAGAGCATCTATAGAAGAGTTTAGTAGTAACTGTAGATTTATTTTTACTTGTAACTATAAGAATAAAATTATAGAACCATTGCATTCAAGATGTAGTGTAATTGATTTCTCAATCACAGGTAAAGAGAAAGCAACTATAGCAGCAGGATTTTTTACTAGCATAAAAACTATACTAGATAAAGAGCACGTAGGTTATGAACCTAAAGTTGTTGCTGCTTTAGTACAGAAATATTTTCCTGACTTTAGAAGAACACTTAATGAACTACAAAGATATTCTTCTATTGGACAAATTGATACAGGTGTTCTTGCTGTACAGCAATCAACTAATCTAAATGATCTAGTATCTTATTTAAAAACAAAAGAGTTTACTAAGATGCGTAAGTGGGTTGTATCTAACTTAGATAACGATCCTAATTCTATTATGAGAACTATCTATGATTCTCTGTATGATCATTTACAACCACAAAGTATTCCACAGGCAGTTCTAATTATTGCTGACTATCAATACAAAACTGCATTTGTTGCAGATCAAGAGATTAACTTAGTTGCGTTCCTAACCGAAATGATGATGCAATGTCAATACAAGTAGGATATATTCCAAGAGACATATCAGATTTTATGTATGAGGTCTTGTGCAGAGATAATACCTTTCCGTGGTTTTATCAAGAGCAGACCTCATTTTATAATGGCACTGCTGAAGTATTACAGTTAGATGGTTATGAA